AATTTCTATTCGTTCAGTATCACGCCATGAGACCGGATCGACCAGCGTCATGTAATACCTTGCAGAAAAGCCTTTATTCCAATCCATTCAGCCATTCCTCCAATGTCATGCCGTCAAGGCGCTCCGGGTCGACCCTTGTGACGGTCAGCGTGTAGCTGGCAATGATGCCGTCTCTGTAGGTGTTATTCTCGGAGACCTGCACGTCTGCCGCGAACGAAGACCCTTCCGGAGTCCTTACATGACAGATGCCGTGATAGTCCGCCAGATACCGCATACCGTCGATGATGGTGGCGTCATCGTCTTCCGTCAGCACTAAGTTATATGTTGCCGTTCTGCTGACTGTCGGGTTCCAGTCTCCCTGCTGGGAACCGCCAAGGTAATTAGTTACCTGGAAGTCCTTCGCCCAGCTATTAGCAAGCGTGATGTTATACGGCAGAATCAGCTGACGGCCATCAAAATCAATGATGATGCTGTATTCCGTGATGCCGGTATAAACATCCGTCCATGCGGGCATATTATCAGCTGTGATATAATCACCGTTCACGGTCTTATACACGACTCTGTGTCCGTACCGCTCACCAATAGCGGGATACGGGTCAACGTAAGTGGTGCCGAAGGTGCCGTTCTGGACGATCAGCTCCGGACGGTCGGCAGACAGTCTGTAAATATCGCAGACATCGCCTTCTGTGACCGTTTCGGCGGTCGGCGTAATCTTAACAATAAGACCGTCAGCCTCTGCGGTGGCTTCCGGAATAATGGCCTGATGTGCCCAGCGGACCGTGAATTCCATTTCTTCGGTATCCGTCTGGCCTAAACCGTCCTGTGCGGTCATCAGGAGACGATAAGACGCGCCGTCGTCCAGTTTTCCGATCAGATCCGACTGGTTCACGGTGATCTGTCCTTCGCCATCAACGCGGATCAGCGCGACCGTTTCGCCCTCATAACCGTCGGTTTCCGTCTCGTCGGGCCTGTCCATGTGATACTCTGCGGCTCGTTCGATGACTAAGGTGGTCACGCCGCCGGTGCCTGCGCCTGTGGCTGTTGCCGTCAGCGGCAGGGATTCCAGAATAAAATCCGTGGTCTCATCTGTCAGGGATGTCTGGACGATCTCGCAGACAACAGGATCGGCGACCTGCAGCGGGACAGGCTCTGACCATTCGGAGACCTGACCGCTTCCGGACGTTACCCGGACGCATAAATTATACGTTTCACCTGTGACCCATCTGGAACCGGTCAACTTGAAATCGATATGCTGCGCGGTCTCGGTATGCGCGAACGGCTTGCCATAGGTGATAGTGCTGCCGTTTATGGTCGCCTGACATATTTCAGCATAAATCTGATTAGTCGTATCTGTAGACACATAAGCCCATGCAGCCGTTACGGTCGCCTTTCTCGGTGCTACCGATTCGGACAATGTAAGGACCGGCATAACAGGCGGTGAGGATAAATCGACCTCTGAGGCTTCTGATTCGAAGCCGCCCACTTCTGTAGATACAGATGAATAAGGGCCGTATGTGTATCCGTCATCCGTAGCGATTGCCAGACGGACGCGGAAATACCATTTCTTCCCCGGTTCCAGCCCTGACACGCGCCATTTTGCGGCGTTGATGTTGTCCACCATGTACGTCTGAGGCTGGCTGGTAGACTCCCACGCGTTGGGGTTGTCTGACCATGAGATTTCTGCGGAATCGGCTTTTCGCCATGACCATCCCCAGCGGATGATGACTTCGCCCTCTGTTTCCGACTTAGTCACTCGGACATTGGTCGGCGCGGACGGTACATCACCGCCGTCGTCAATGGTCTTTGACTGCATATTCGAAGAGACTTCATATCTGTATAAATCATTTTTCAGAATGCGCTCTGTGGTGCCCTGGAACGCGTACACGCCGAATGCAATGCCGCTGTTGTTCGTCCATGATGGACACTGAACATCAACGCTTGTCTCACCATGCGGAATGATCCCAAGCACAAGAGGCTTAGCCCATCCTTCTTTGCTGAAGGTCACGGCAAGCTTGGAATCTGGCACAGAAGAATTATTTGTCGCCGTAACAGTGGCCCGGTATGTCGTCGTATCTGTTACAACGCTCAATCCTGACGGAACTGTTAATTTCCCTGACTGTACAAGGACCGGCGAAGAATAGGTAACGTTATCATCATGCTTGGTTACTACTCGCACCCAAAGACATTGATCAACGTCCAGAACGGTCCCGATCGTGACCTTTGCCGCGTCCTTCCCGGCGGTATCGTCAGAGACATTTCCGTCTGTCCATGATGCGCCCGCAGGAACAGACCGGCCTGTTCCCGGCGTGGCAATCAGATACTCGACCGTGCTCGAGTCGATCGGATGCGCCGCGTTAGATGCCGCTGTCCATTTGGCCGCGATGATCGTTGCGCCGGATGAGACTTTCGCCGTGGCGCTTGTGATCTGTGCCTTGTACGGTTCGGCATATACATGTTTGGCATAACGCCATTCAGACGGATTACGCGGTCCTCTGGCGCGTACACGGACCCATCTGGTCCATGACGCATTAGCTAAAAGGCTTGTGTCCTCTTCAAAGGTCTGGGAGTCTTCCGCAGATCCTGTCCCTGTCCGCCATCCGGCGTTACTCGATGTCCATTTCAGTTTGGAGCCATCGGTTTCTTTATTCTCTTTTACTCGGATGGACTGATACTGCACATGAGACAGGATCTTGTTGGATTTATCCCTGTTATCGACATCCCACGAAAATACAGACGTATTGGCGCTCGTGCGCTCCACTTCCAGCGTCGGGCGGTCAGGCTCCAGAATCGTATAGGTCTTCATTGACCACTCTGACCAGTCAGGTGTGTATGTGGTCGTTTCCTGGCCTCGGGTCTCGGAATATTCCCTTCTTCTGCCCATGACCCGGAACATGACCGTCTTTAATCGGTTTTCCTGATTCGGGTAAAAATCGGATGCAGGGATCGTGATCGAAACAGAAGTGGTGGCAATGCCGACCGCCACGCTGTTCCACTTGCCCTCTCCGGTATGGTTTGTCCTCCACTGGAACTGCTGGCCTGCTCTGTAATCTTTGTCTGCGATTTTCCAAGTAAATGTAAAGGTCAAATTGCGCCGACTGGTGGTCAACCCTGTCGGACGCTTGGTCGAAATAACAATTCCCATTTATCCCATCCTCATTTGCTGTTTCAGAGACCGCGCAAAGGTTGCGGCCCATGCTTCCGGAGACTCAGCGCCGTTGACGGTCATCTCGATATTGAACACGTTGCTTGCCACAGCAGAAACCGCGTCAGCCACATAATTTTTCAGAAGGTCGATCGGAAGGACGGCTTCTGCGCCTGACTCTCCGATTCCCTTTAATCCGTAAGGCGTTGCAAAGATAGTCGGCTTTGTAAAGATGCCGCCCTGCGCGTACCAGTCAACAGAAACGACCGGCACGGACTTGGTCTGCAGATTAAAGTCTCCGTTCAGTTTGAAGTGCGGCAGTTTGATGTTCGGGCCTTTTATCTCTTCAGCCATCTTTTTCTTGAGGTTCAGGACCATCTGTGACAGACGCGTCTCGATGATATTTGCGGATGTGTTCGTGGATGATTCCATCGCATCCAGTGAACCATCATAGGCAGAGACGGCATCTTCCATGCCGGTATCTACTTCGTCCGTAACGTCCGTGGTCATCTGCGCGGCTGCGTCTACAACATCAGAACTGCCTGCTTCCATGCCTGTCGCGATCTCACCGGCTACAGCCTTACCTGTGGACGAATACTGCGCCAGTTTGACGGAATCAGCAGTCAAATCAAGGCTCTTGCTGTACTCTGCAACCACGGCGTCAAAATCGCCCTGTCCTTCGCTCAATGCCTGAGCCATTGCCGCCGCTGCCTCTCCGGCTGTCTGCGGGCCCTTTTCGAGCATGTCATCATACAGCGCCTGGAATGCGGCCTGCTCCGTGCCGCTCATCTCGCTTATGTGCTGGCCCAGAAGGTCCATGTTGGTTATCCAGCCGGAAATATAGTCGTTGGACGCGGAAAGGTTTCCAATCATCTCTTCCGTGCTGGTAGCCTCAGCGTGTGTGAATTCGCCGAGGTAAGTGATGCTGTTCTCAACGGAGCTTTGGATGCTGTCACGCAGGGAATTAAACTCTGCTTCAAGTTTCTGCGCGGCTTCTTCGGCAGCTTTCATTTCCTCCTCGGTCATGACGGAAGCTGCCGCGACTTCTTCAGCAGATTCTGTTGCGGAATCGCCGACGTTCTCAAGACTGTCGGAAGCTGTATCGGTCGCAGCAGGCAATTCAATGCCGTATTCTTCTGCAACGTCCTGAATGGCATCCGGAAGAACATCCATGTCTTGTTTGGCCTGTTCCAACACCTCATTGGCGTCTGCAAGTGCCAGACCCGAATCATAAATAGCTTTCTGCTGGTCAGACATCGCAGCACTATATCCGAAGATAGCGCCTTTGATATTCTCAACGCCGGAATAGGTGGCTCCAATCGTATTATTATATTCGTCCCACGCCCTGTCGTTCGCGCTCTGCGCCATGGCCTGATTGATGATCGCCTGCGCCAGATTGTCATAGGCTTCTTCCTGTGCCTTTATAAGAGCATTTTGAAGCGCCACGCCCTGCGCGTTGGTGATCATGTCTTCCAATTGCTGATTGGTCAGGTCCAAAGTGCCATTTGTTTCGTCGTAGGCTTCTTTGAGTCCCGGAACGGTATCGGCAAGCGCGGAAACAGCGTCCTTTAACTGGTACTGTTCAAACTCGGTCAGTTCGGCCTTGCCGTTCAGTTCGATCAGGGTATCTTTGTAAATCTCCAGTTCGGCAACACCCGCAAGCGCGGTATCAACGGCAGACGAAGATTTCTCTACAGCTTCACGGTTCGCATCAATAGCGGACTGCGTGTCACTGATGAAATTGGTCAGGACAGACTCTGCAGGTGTGAACGCACCGATGACCGCATCAAGCGCCCCTGCGATCCCTTCCAGCGCTCCCGCAACCATGGGCATCATGGATTCTGCAATATCAGCGCCCGCAATCTTGACCCTGTTCATGGCCTCGGTGAATTCGTCGGTCGGGTCAAGGACAGCTTCAAAGGTGTTATCAACCGACCCTTCGAAATCTCCCAGATAGCCGGTCATTTCTTCCAGATCGATCTTGCCGTTCTGGACTGCGTTGTAAATTGCGCCGCCCGCTCTGGTGCCGAATGCCTCATAAGCCGCCGACAGCTTCTCAGATTCGGACGCGTTGCTGTTCATAGTGCCAGTGAATTCGCCTAAGAACTCGTCAAGGGTCTTTCCGTCCTGTGACGCGTTCTTCATGGCGGTCTTAAGGCCCATCATGGTCGTGGACATTTCAAGACCGGCAACATCACACGCACCAAGGAATCCGGCAGCGTCATACGCTGACAGTCCCATTCCCTGTAGCTGTGCCGCGTTCTGGCTCAATGTCGTTGCCAGCGTGTTCATATCAACGCCGGTGTCCTGTCCGACCTGATTCAGGGCATCAAGAAGGCTTCCAGCGTCTTCTGCATCCATACCGAACGCATTGACTACCTTGGAAACATTATCTACAGAAGTGGAAACGTCTGTATTATTCAGCTGCGCGAACTTGATGAACTTCCCGGAAAGGTCTTCCAGATCCTGACCCGTCAGCTTGAATCTTGTGTTGACTTCACCGATAGCAGAACCGGCCTCTTCAAAGCTTGTCGGAATGGATGTTGCGAGATTTTCCATGCTGTCCCGCATGTTCTCCATGTCCGCGCCGGACGCGCCTGTCTTCTGCTGGATAATGTCCAGACCGGCATCAACTTCCTTGAAGGCGTTCATGATCGCGGTGCCTACTGCAGTAGCAGCGGCAAGGACTCCGGCGGTAATGCCCAAGGCAGTTTTAGCCATAGAGTCTTTGGAACCGTCCAGACCCTCGGACATGTTCTCGCCCATGATCTTTCCGGCAGACTCTCCGGCTCCGGACGCAGCGCCTGTGATTTCTTTTGTAATGGTAGCCTGTGACCCCTTCATCGAAGGGATAAGGGTCACGACGGCTTTTGCAACTTCATATTCAGAAGCCATATTATTCTACCTCTTTAAGCTTGAACCACGCCCTTAACTCATCCGGCGGGAGTGCATCCTTGCCGATGTGCGTGACTTCCGGTTCCTGTTTCTTGTCTTCTATCCACGGGCGCGGGTAAGGTGTTGGTTTATGCGGCCTTTTGCCTGTGCCTTTGGCGCACAAGTTCGAATTAATGACCGCCAGCATATCATAGACACTTGCCAGAATAGAATTGGTCTTCGCCCGCGTCGCCCAGCTGCTCATCTTCGGATTCAACTCTCTGGCAAGGGCCGAATCCGGACTCATATTAGAAAGATAAGAGTCGAGTGCTTCCCATGATAAGGAATTCCCGACATCTCTCAATTCATGGCCTGTTTCAACTAATAAATCGTGTTCTATGGCCTTGCGGTGATCTAATACGTACTTCGCAAGGCTTAAGATTCCCCCACGCGTTTTTTCTGGGTGTGAGTCTTGGCGCGGTTATAATCCTGGAAAATCTGGAAATATTCCACGTCGCCAATCTCTTCCTCTTCCAGATCCGGCGCGATCTTCAAGAAGAACTCTTTGCAGATCTTGATTTTTTCGATGACATCATCTGTCTCGTTGTATTTGATTAACTGCGCGAAATCATCGACGCCGAGACCCTTTAACTGCGGGATCTGATATTCTTTTCCTTTCTTGCCGGTAATAATATACGGTTCATGGTCAGTGATCTTGTATCCCATACCTTTCCTCCCTAAAAAAACAAAGGCCATGCAGGCAAGAACCCACACGGCCTCATGAATCAATGTATCAGCCTGCAGTGGAAATGATCTTCAGCGTACCTTCCAGTACCGTGATGGTCGGAGTCCATGCGATTGCGCTGCCAGGCTGGAAGGACAGGCTGTCAAGCGCAGTGACCTGACCCTTCGTGCATCCGACGATGATCATGTCGTCGCCGTCCTTCATCCGCCACAGGAATGCTTCTTCCGGCGGCAGGGTCGCAAGAGACAGGGATGCGGTGATCGTGCCGGATGCTTCAGATACGTTAGAAGTACCGAGAACGGTCTCAAGCGTTTCTTTCGTCGTGGTAATCACGGTAGACTGTGCAGTCTCTTTGCTTTCCGTTACAAATACACGAACGGAGCGGTTACCCCAGTCTTTAATACTGTCAGTGGACGCGCTCACGGAGACGGAAAGACCGTCCTGTGATACATACCCGACCTCTTTCCACTCCTGAGCAAGTGTTTCGGATGCCGTGGCCGGAAGTGCAGTTCCGGCGGGCGCATGATAAAACATGCCGCTGACATCACCGATTCCAAGTTTTACATCATGTGTATCCATGTTTTTTATTCCTCCATTCTTCGTGCCCTTACCAGATATCTGGCGGTACACATCTTTAAATCAGGTCTGACAGGATCGTTGATTGTAGAACTTACCGTGTTGACCTCTGCCATCAGGATCGGCGTGGTCTGGGTCGAAACAGCTTGCTCCAAATACCCGATCGCCTCCCGGAGTGCCTGTACAGCTTCGGCATCCGTCTCGGCTCGTGCATCAAGAGTAATATCCGCTGCATCGATCTCGCCGACCCCGGCCCACGTGTAGTCAGTTCTGCCGCCTACCTGTGTGATCAGGATGTTCGGCATGGAAAAATCTTTCGGCAGCGGCTTGCAGTAAGCTGTCATATGTCCCGCCAGGATCTTCCGGATCTCGTCTTCAAAGTCAATCGGTATTCTCATCTTACGGACCTCGATAATGCTTTTTCTTCTGCTTCTGCGACCATGGACGCATAGTCGGTCGTACCAACGATGCCAACAACACGTCCCTGCCCGGCTCCGGTGTAGATCTTGGACATAAAGCCTTCGCTTTCGGTGTGCAGATTGGCGTTTGCCCTTTCGCGTACCTCTTCGGTCTTCTGTCGTATCAGACTTTCAACGCCTGGACTGTTCAGAATCCCCCTGAAGCCTGCTTTATTGAATTCGATTTTTTCAACTTTCATCCTGACCACCTCTGCAGATTCAGTTTCATGTGTTCCAGTCTTCCGACGCCGATCCATTTTTGTGGATCTCCCATGATGGTATAGACTTCACCCTGATATTCGATGCGATCTCCGGCAAGAATATCGGAGTCAAGCGGACAGCATGCGGTCAAACCGTCTGTGATGCCTTGGATTCGACCGTCCTGTGACAGAGCTGTCGTGGACGGCTGCACCAGACATTCAGGGATATCGAGACGGGACGCATTATCCCAGTCAGGGATAACAGATCCGCGTGATTCCTTCTCTCCCGGACGAATACGGGTGATTGTTGTGTGCCAGAAAGGAAGTAACATTGTCATACCTCCTGATAGAGATCCATAAAACCGAACTGCTGCCTGCGAAGACCGAGCCGTTTCAGGTCGTTTCGCATGATAGACGCGGCAACTCCGCCGCCGGGGATCGCATAGGTACCAGACCATGAATAGCCAATAGCAGCCTGCGATTCCTGTGACAGCGGCTCGCCGTCCATTGACTGGCGCATCGCACGGCCTACAATGTCGACCGTCACGAGTTTCACAACACTTGCATAGGACTCATTAGCCCCCATCATGCCGTCTATGTCTTTGCCGACCTTCTCAGCCTCTACGCGCAGCGCGTCAGATACGAGCGGCAGCAGAACGGAAATCCTTGCTTGTTCATCTGCCGTGTATGACTTGCCGGTGATCTGTATGACTTCTGCAAGCGTGACAAACTCGTTCATTTTTTCGATGCTCCTTTCTTAGGCTTCTGTGCGGGTTTCTCCGCGACAGGAACAGCGGCAAGCTTATGGCCTGCCGCCTTGTATTCCTCTACGCGATCTTCCGCGACCCACATCTCGCCGCCTGTCAGCTTGTTGATGAATTTGATCATGCGTGCGTTCTGGTGATCTTATTGAAGCAGGTCGTATCGGCGCGGAATCCGACTTCGATTTCTGCTCTTACTGCAAACATATTGCGTTCCCAGAGGTTGACCTGGTTGCCGCTGATCGTCAGGGATGCCTGATTGGACATATCGATCTTGACGCCTTCAACAGTGCCATAGAGTGCCTGTGTCCAGTCGCCAGCGAAACCAAGGACATCCGGAGTCGCACCGGTGCCGGAAGTGCCTGCTTTATAGGCGCCCTTGGTGTACTTGACCGGTGCTCCGAGGATCATCGGAACGGCGCCTTCTGCAACACTGTTGATGAACAGCGGGCGTTCGGTCGTGTCTTTAGCGGCAAGAAATTCGCCCTTGCCCTGCGGGGACATAGCAAAGCCGTTAAGAATGCCGCCTGCGGTAGCAATGTCAGCATCTGCCGCTACCAGTGCGTTATACACGCTGTTGCCGGTGCCGCTGATGGACTGTGCAGTCACCGCTGCAAAGGTATCGAAATTGCTGCCGGGAGCCGTGCCATGGAAGACGGTGCTGTCGAATTTAAGAGCCAGCGCGCCCGGAAGGCGGGAGATCAGTGCATCATAAAGCCCTGCCATGTCACGTGCGAACTCATCAGAGAACGGAACGATAACGGCAAGCTTGTAGGCCTGCATGATCTTCGTGGACAGTGTCGGATTAGAGATCGGCTTCGGGTTTGTCTCATCTACCCATGCAGCTTCCGGATCTCCGGAGATTACCGGGATGGTCAGGCCCCTGCCGGGAAGTGCAACGCGGCGGGCAAGGCCCATAACTGCGGATGCTTCCTGAGTTTTCTGGATGATTTCTGCAGAAATCTCGGTCGGGAGTGTAATATTGCTTCTGTTGGTATTGATTCCACTCATTTTTATTTCTCCTTATTGATTCATTTTTGCCTGCATCCATTCGGCGAACTTTTCGCGCGCGGATGGTGTTCCTGTGCTTGCTGGTTCCGGGCTTCCAAGCGGTGCGGTAATATGCGCAGTTGCGAAGTCTTTGGCTAAAGCTTCCGCGTCTGCTTTCCACTCTTCGGCTGTCTCGCCCCGGAGCCTGTCGGCGTACTCGATCTTTAAGCCTGCCGCAAGCGCGATTCTCGTTTTTTCCAGGTCGGTCCTGTACTGTGCGCCCTTCGCGATCTCTGCATCTTTCTCTGCTAATGCTTTCTCAGATTCGGATGCGGCATCTTCCAATGTCTTGATACGCTGATTTAATTCGTCGAGTGCTTTCTGGTGATTATCAGGTGAGAACCAGCCTTCATATTTCTTAGCCTGGACTTCTCTGTCACGTTTGAGGCGTTCGCTGATGATCCCGTCAAGCTGTTCCTGAGTTTCAATGATGGTGAACTCTGACATTTTGTTTTCCTTTCCCCGTTTTCCGGCGGTACCCGTAATTTATTGCACTAAAAAGGCACCCTTATCGGATGCCGTTAGTACGCGATATTTTGTTTTTTCTTTGCCTTACTTTCACTGCAGATCCAGAACGCTAAAATGATGCTGTCCAGAATGGAAATGTCCGCCTCTTCCAGAAGGGACCGATATCCAAAACCGCCATGGCTGCCGATTGCGCGCTTTTCGCAGTTGCTGACGATCTGGGTGACTGCTGACTGCTGCATATGCACCAGCGTCCCCTGGGAAAGTCCAAGTTCAAAGACCGAATTGGCCTTGATGAACTCCGGAACGGTTGTCGTAATCGGTTTTTTAAGCTTTGCCGTCTTCATGGCATCGCAAAGGACCGCTTTTCCGCTGTCGCCGTCAATGACTACCTTCGCAACATCGGCCTTTGACAGAAAATCAATGATCCATGTTATTCCGCCGCTCATCGCCCGGCAGGCGAAAGTTTCAACGAAGATCTGATCCTTGTCTGTTTTAGCGGCAATGGATAAAGAAACGTTCTTTCCATCGTGGCCGAACTTGATACCGGCGAACAGCTGACCTTTAAGCTTCGGCAGTGTGTCGACCTGCAAGGCTTCCCATTCATTCCGACTGATCGCGCTCTTCTGGTTGTACTTGATCCACAGCCCCAGACGTTGGATATTGAAATCAATTTCATCTTCGCCAATTTCGGAACGGATCGTTCTTTCTTTCAGGATCGTTCCGAGAGACGGATTCGTCTCATACCAGGCATCGACATCATTCGGATCTGTCATCTTCGGAATGGACCATTCAGCCCAGCCGGATTCGAACGAATCACCCTGCAGGACCCTGTTCCGGAACTTCGGAAAGACCGTTCCGGCGCTGATCGCTGTCGGCGGTGTCCCTAACATGATTGTCTGCGGATTGTCCGAATCTGAAACGACATATTTCAGAGCCGTCTCCTGTTCGGGCGTGTATTCCTGCGCCTCATCGATGATGAGCAGGTCATACCCTTCACCGAGTCCGCCGGTCGATGTCCTTGTGCGGAACTCAATAACAGAATCGCCTTCACAGTACAGATGCTCTTTGCCGAATGCCCTGAAAGATGATTCGACATTGATGTCTGACTTCTCACAGAGCCGCCCCAGACGTTCCCAGACTGCGTGTGACGTGCTTGCTCGGTGAGCAGTGTAAAGAATACGTTCACCGTTCTTTAAACCCCACAGGCAGCGGATCAGAACGTCCTCTGACTTGCCGTTCCTTCGCGGTACGGAATACCCGAACTTCTGATGTACCCAGTACCCTTCCGGACCGACCGCCATGATGTCATAACACAGCGCCTCCTGCCATTCCAGCGCGGTCTTTTCTGTTGCATTGTACAGCTCGATTGCTTCCGGGCCTTTCGTGTCTTCGTAAGGCAATATTACGGATACCGTTGGAGACTGTCGTCCCTGTCTGGTATCCATGATGTTATCCTCCCTTAATTACCTCCAATG